ATATGTAAGCACGGAGCCAATAGATATATTTTGGCAAAAGGTAAAGGGATTTATTATTGACAAAGAAACCGGACAGCCTAAGTTCAGATTATCATTAGCGATAGAAAAAAACGGCGTAGGAGTGGCTCACGTAAACAAGGCAAAGGACTTGGGGATAATTCATACTGAGTTTATAACTGGACCAATTAACCGACCGATTATGATAACTGATTTAGAGGAGGCGTATCGTAAAGGCAATTTGATAGAGACCTACCCAGAGGCAGAGGACGAGGCGCGCAATATGATTTATACAAAGTCGAATAGACCAGAACATCAAGGGGGCAAACATGACGACAGGATATTTAGTAGAGCGATCGCATTACAACAGACATTACAGCCAGTACCACGCATGACATGGTAATAAAAATATGTTATAATTAAACTATATGCAAATAACAAAAAAAATAGCAAACTTATTTAAGCGTAAGAGCATTGAATATGGGGGGCTAGAGTTGATAGCCAGATTAACGAGTGGAGCGTGGAGTAAAACAAAAATGTTGGAGCAATACGAAAAATCGCTATATGTATATGCTTGTGTTTATAAGATAGCGGAAAAAGTCGCGACGAGCGATCTTTTATTGTATCAGATTTTAAATTCAAATGGCGACACCAAAGAAGTACATAACCACGATTTATTAAATTTATTATATAAGCCAAATCCATTTCAAACAAAGTCAGAGTTTTTGAAAATTACAATGATAAATAAAAAACTTTGCGGGGACGCTTTTTGGTACAAGGTACGGAGCGATCGGGGCAAGGTGGTAGAGTTGTGGAATTTACGCCCGGACTTTATAACCATAATCAAGGACAAGGATAAATTTATTAAAGCGTACGAGCTAAATAAAAAAGACGGGACAAAAGAACTTTTTGCGCCGGAGGATATAGTCCATTTTAAATACCCGACACCGCTAGACGATTATTTTGGTACAAGTCCAGTCAAGAGCGCGAGTACAAGAATAGAAACAGAGGGCTTAGCCTCGAGTTATCAACGGGACTTCTTTTTGAATAATGCTAGACCAGACGCGGCGATTAAGACAGCCGGAAATTTAACCCCAGCACAAAAGGAAGAAATGAGAGACAGTTTTAAAGAGAGACATCAAGGAAAAGGTAAAAATTCAAAGTTAGCTATATTTGAGGGAGGCTTAGAATATCAGCAGTTATCAATCAGTCAAAGAGAAATGGATTATATAGAGAGCATGAAGTTTACACGTGACGATATTTTAGTTGCGTTCGGAGTACCAAAGGCGATCGTATCAATTACCGACGACGTAAATAGAGCGAACGCTGAAACGTCAATGTATATATTTTTAAGCGAGACAGTTAAGCCAGAGTTAGAAATGCTAACAGAAAAAATAACTGAGGGATTAGTTATACCGGACTTCGGAGATAATTTATACATAGGATACCCAGACCCTACCCCAGAGAACAGAGAGCAGACAATTAAAGAATATGAAAGTGGATTAAAAGAGGGTTATTATTTGATTAACGAAGTCAGAGCAAAAGAAAATTTACAACCAGTAGATGGTGGCTGGGCATTATACAAACCATTGAACATGCTACCGGTAGGGGAATTGCCAAAGAAATTACAGTCAAAGAGTATCGAGGCTTGGCAAAAAGCCCAGGACAGCAAAGCCAGAGAAAAAAAGCTAAAGATATTCAGAGGCCGTGATTTGTTATATGCGAAATTAAAATTAAAAGAAAAGATAATCAGAGAGTTTAAAAAAGTATTTACAGCTAAGGAGGATAGTAAGCAAAAAATAAAAAAAGTGGTAGGCGAAAAAAGTAAGACTGAAAAGGAATTAGTGCCATTAATAAAAACTGATTTGCGCGAGGATTATGCTAACATGATAATCAAGCAGATAGATAGACGCGCCGATAAATTTAAAATAGCCATAACCAATATAGCTGATAAACAGCATGACGAATTGATTAACAAGCTGAGCAAGATAACAGGATTAAAAAGTAAGGGAGTGCTAGATAAAAATATAAAGGGAGTAGCAGAAGAGGCAGAGGTAGTAGTAAAGACTTTTTACAAAGGGCAGGAAAAAGTTTTTGCAGAATTTTCATTACCATTTATAGACGAGTTTGTGAGATACGCCGGAATAGAGGCAATGGGATTAGTAAACCCGGATAAGGGATTTATTATGACAGAGGCAATAAACAAAGCAATAAAAGTCAGAGCGACGGAGTTTGGACTAGGTATAAACAAAACGACTAGAGAAAAAGTAAGCAAAGCGATAGCAGACGGCTTAGCAGAGGGAGAGGGCATGGTAAAAATTAGCGATAGGATAAATGTTGCATATAAAGAATTTCCAACTTGGCGCTCGGATATGATAGCTAGGACAGAGAGTACCGCGGCGAATAACGAGGGATTTATAGAGGCATACAAACAGAGCGACGTAGCAACACACAAAGAATGGATAGCGACAATGGACGGCAGGACAAGAGAGGAGCATTACGCAATGGACGGGGAGATAGTAAAAATAGGTAGATCGTTTAGCAACGGGCTACAATATCCGCAGGAGCCAAATTGTAGATGTGTTATTGGCCCGGCGTTTGAAAAATAAAACAACACCTGTCTGGAAAATTAAAAAAGTGTTATAATAACAATATGACTAAAAACAAAAAACAATTAATACGCGAACACGTTGGCCTAAAAATAAAAGAGGTAGATGAGGAGCAGTATATTATTAGAGGAGTGTTTTCAACTGACGACGAAGACAGGCACGGCGAAGTAATAGACCAAAAGGGTTGGGACTTAAAAGAATATATGACAAACCCGGTTGTATTGTTTGCCCACGATCAATGGACGCCGGCAGTAGCAAAAATGATAGAGTTAGAGATAGACGAAAAGGGCAGGTTAGCAGGCGCAATGAAATTTGCGGTAGAAGAGTTTGAGTTAGCAAAAACATTATTCAATTTATACAAGGGCGGATATATGCGCGCGTTTTCTGTCGGATTTATGAATAGCAAAGAGGAACGAATAACAGACAACGACGGAGACGAGACAATTATTTTGAGAGAAAATAAATTATACGAATTATCTTGTGTAAACGTACCGGCCAACGCAATGGCACTAGCAGGTTCAAAGGGTATAGAGACTAAAGCGATACCCGAGGCAATTAGAAAAGCCAACGAGGAAAAGAATAAAAATAAGTCAGTTAGTTTAACCGACGAGGCAGTCGAAAAAATTAGCGACAGTTTATATAAAAAAATTCAACACAATATAAGTACCGATAAGGCCAAAAAAATAAAAAAAGTCGAAACCCCTAAAAGCCAGGGCGGTGAAAAACACAAAAAAAGATTTGCTACAACCAAGCAAATTAACCAGGCCATTAGGCAACTGGTAAAAGCAAAGAGAGAGATTAAAAAATAAAAATTAGGACATATGAGTATAACCAAAATTATCGCAAAGTTTTTAAAAGAGGGCTTTGTGGGACTAGAGGCAGAAGAAAAAGAATTATTGAAAAATAATGTATCTTTACTGTCTCCAGCACAGAAGAAAAAATTTGATGACGCAGAAAAAGAAGAAGAGGCTAACGACGACGACGCAGACGACGACGGAGCTGACGCTGACGCTGACGACGACGGAGCTGACGCTGACGCTGACGCAGACGACGACGCAATAGACCAAAAAGCATTGCAAACAATGATTTCAAAAGGAGTTCAAGAAGAAATTAACGGAAAAATGGAAAAGATCGCAACCGGCATTGCAAATAACTTTGTTAAGAATGTAGACAAGCAAAGGAAAAAAGCTATCGATACCGGAGTAGAGGCAAAGGACGAGGGCAAAAGTGAAACTAGAGATTTTGTAAAAGCATTACTCGACGGGGATAAAACCAAGTTAATGGAGATTAGCAAAAAGACCACTACATTTAATCAGAGTGGAGACGACGCTAGAGGTGGTTATTTAATCCCGGACGAATTAAAAGCAGAAGTATTGAGGATAGCGGAAACCCAATACGGACTTTGCCGTAGAGAGTTTTTGTACATGCCATTTACTGGCCCAGGCAACGAGAGAAAAGTGCCTACACTAGCCTCTGGCTTTGACGCCGAGTGGGTAGACGAGGCAACAGCAAAGGCTAGTGGCAACCCAACATTTGGACTTGTCACACAGACATTGAAGAAATTGGCAAAGATTATACCATTTACAGAAGAGATTTTAGAAGATAGCGCAATTAACTTGACACAATTAGTAGCTCAGTTATTTGCAGAGAGCGTAGCCAAACAAGAAGATTTACAGTTTTTAAATGGTACCGGTAGTCCGTGGACAGGTATTTTGAATAACGGCTCAGTAGGTAGCGTAGCATTAGCAGTTAGCGCAGGCGTATCAGCAATTACATTTGAGAAATTAATTGATATGCAAGACGAATGCCCAAGCGGAGTATTGCCAGGAGCTAAGTATTACATGAATA